ATGACAGCCGCGCGATACAACTTGGCCCCTATGTCTGCCTCTTGGATCCGCTCCCTGCGATCCCAGAACCTTGCCGACAACACCATCCGTGTCTACACGCGTGCCGCCAGTGACTTCGGTGCCTTCCTTCTCGACGAGGAGATCGGCTACCGTCCGCCGGTCGACGACGACGGCACCGAGGGACGCCCGGCGCCGACCTCGCTGGAAGAGATTCACCGCGAGCACGTCGAGGCGTACATCACGGCCACCATGAAGCGCACCTCTGCGAGCACCGCAAACCAACGCTTCCGCAGCTTGAAGACCATGTTCAACTGGCTGGTCGACGAAGAGGAGATCGACCGCTCACCCATGCGCACCATGAAGCCTCCGACGATCCCCGAGGTGGAGGTCCCGATCATCAGCGAGGGCGACCTCTCGAAGCTCTTCAAGGCGTGCTCGGGCAAGACGTACGCGGACCGGCGAGACACCGCACTGCTGATGCTGTTCCTCGACACGGGCGTCCGGCTCTCGGAGGCCACGGACCGAAGAGTCGAAGACCTTGACCTGGACTTGAAGGTGCTGCACGTCCTCGGCAAGGGCTCCGTGCGGCGTCCCGTGCCGTTCGGGCGGACGTGCGCGACCGCCCTGGACAGGTACCTGCGGGCGGCGGCGAAACACAAGGGCAAGCCGCTAGAGGGCGACATGTGGCTGTGGTGGGGCGAGCGCAATCGGGGGCAGCGGCTGACCTTGTGGGGTGTGGGCACGATGCTGAAGCGTCGGTGCGCGGAGGCCGGCATCGAGGAGTTGCACCCGCACCAATTCCGGCACACGTTCGCTCATCAGTGGAAGGTCAACGGGGGCAACGAGGACGACTTGATGCGGATCACCGGGTGGAAGTCTCGTCAGATGCTGACGCGCTACGCCGCGTCTGCGGGCTCGGAGCGGGCGGCGCTGGCTCACCGGAGGCTGAGCCCCGGCGACCGGCTGAAGTAGCCGGCCGCCGTTGGGGTTCAGCGTCCGGTCCGGGCCAGTTCGAGGCTGCCGACGAGCCGTGGTACACGCACACACAGGAGCGTGATTGCTACGGCTTCCTCGATCTGGCTGGGGTCGTACGCCATCCGGACACGGTCTCCGAAATCTCGGTACATCATGGGAATGCCGTCGTCCAGGTCTGCGCATTCCACTCGAACACCCGTCACATGGCCCCCTGTCCCGCTGGCTCCGGCATGCCGGTTCGCACACGCGTTCGTTTTGCGCGAGGTCCAGTAACCATACGGCTACGCAACCCATTGGTGCAGGCCATAGGGAGAATCGGGGGTGCACACTCCGTATTGTGACCGTTCAGAGATCGTTGCTTTTATATGACAAACAGGGCGGCTAGTCAGCCCTCTTCATCCCAACGCTCAGCCACAGCACGGGACTTGGGGGCGTCCGCGAGAGACGCGTCAAGGCGATGAATGAGGATGGCCGGCGCACCGCCCGCGAGCTCCGACTCGGCGTAACCGATCACCTGGAAGTGCGCCGCCGCTGCGACAACTTCGCGCGGCAGCCCGAGGCCGGCCGCGAGGGCGGACACCAGCGGAGGCGTGATGGTGTATCCGTTCCCGGCGATGATTTTTCCGACCAGCGACTTACTCGGGGACCATCCACTGTCCGGGTCCACGGCGATCTCCGAGAAGTCGCGCGTACTCCACCGCTTACCGATGCCGACGTGCTGTTGCACCAGCTCAGTCAGCGCATCACGCTGCTCGGGCACCACAGTCACCTCTCTCACTGCCACGTCCACACCTTCCGAGTGGGGATTCCCGGAAATGCCAGGTCAGAGCGCACAACCTTTCGCGCTCGCTGGCCATTGTCCACGATCAGGGGCGCAGCGGGGTCACCCCGGACGACTCCGACCAGATATTGCCTAACCGCAATCTCGCCCACGATCGTGGACACCGCTCAAGCGATGTGCTTTAGTGGGGCTGTCCACAAACGTGGGCAGCGCAACGGAGGCACCATGAAGGAACCCAGGCTCCGCCTGATCGACCCGCACGTCCTGCGGCACCTCATGCAGCACGCACCGGACGGGCGTCCCATCAGCGGCAAAACCCTCGGGGACCGAGTCGGCCTCTCCAAGAGCAAGATCAGTGCACTCCTCCACGAAGAGCGCGCCACCGTGACGCCAGGGACCGCCGAGCGCATCGCGACCACCCTCGGAGTTCACACCGGCGCTCTCTTTTTTGAGCCATTGTCCACGCCCATGGGCATGGACAGTCGGATCGGAAAGGACACACCCTGATGACCACGAGCGAGCGCTCCCAGCGCATGCGGCTCGCCGCACACAAGAGCTGGGGCAACACGGTCGACCGCGCCAGCCGTACGGCCGCCGCCCGCAAGGCGTCGCACCACACACGGTTCCTCAACAAGGCCCGCGAGATGCACCCGAACGCGACCGCCAAGCAGATCGAGAAGGTCGCCGAGTCGCTGCGGTCGGCGCACTACACGGAGCTGGCGCTCAAGTCGGCGCAGGCCCGGCGGATCAAGAGCGAGCAGGCGAAGACGGCGAAGCGGAAGCAGGTCGCGCAGGAGATCGCGGCGCTGTCGGCCGGCCGTCCGGCCGCTGCCTGACTCGCCTCATGAAGCGGGGCCGCCCGGACGGCCATCCGGAACGACCCCTGGCAGTCCACCAGAACAAAGAGAGAAGTGGATCACCTTGAGTACACAGACTATCCGTCCCACGGATTTGCCCGCCGGTCACCGGCGGACGGTCCGGGTGGACGTTGAGGTTCCCCGCCCGACGACTGTGTCGGCCGTGTTCCGGGCTGCGGCCCGTGTGATCGCGGCGAATGGGCACTACCAGGGCGACTTCGTGCCGGATGTGTTCGACCGGGAGATGTGCGTCCCGCACTTCCTGCGGCCGATGTCGATCGTGGCCGCGCTGAAGACGGCGGTGACCGGGGATCCGCACCGTACATCGCTGCTGGCGGATGAGGCGATCGCTGTGCTGGCGCTGCGGCTGGAGGTCAACGGCGAGATGGGCCCGTTTTACGGGGACATTTTCTCGCTGGAGGAGCACATCGCCGCGTGGGGCGATGTGCCGGGCCGGACCGTGGAGTCGGTTGTCGCGGTGCTGTACGCGGCTGGGGACGCTGCGGAGGTGTCGGCATGAGCGACTCGATCTCCGTCCGGATCACGCTGGACTCGTACGACCTGATGCACCCGCGTGAGAAGCAGACGCAGGTGTACGTGCAGATTCCCGAGGTGGCGCGCGTCTCGTACATGCTGCCCGCCGAGCGGTTCCAGGGGCTGAAGGACCGTGCTTGGCCCGAGGTGTTGGACGTGGCGGACGAGCACTACGAGCGCGGGTGGGCCGTCGAGGATTCGACGACGGTGGCGGCTCGCGCTGCCGTTCGGGCGTGGCTGCGGGACGACGCGAACCGCGATGAGATGCAGGCCGCGTTCGAGGCGGACCACGCCCGTCGGGACCCGGTGGCGCGGAAGCTGTTGGAGGAGAACGAGCGGCTGCGGGCCCGGGTCGCCGAGCTGGAGCAGCTGGCAGTAGCCGCCCGCGCCTTGCACGTTCAGTACCCGGACTCCGAGCACTGCCAGCACGACGGCGAGTCCTGGCCGTGCCCGACGGTGGAGGCGCTGAACGCGCACAACACCGCGCCCGGCCCGGACGGTGAGGCCGACCGCATCGTGGCCTACCGCAACTCGGACCGGCCCGGGGTGCTGCTGTGCCGGGAGCACGGCGACGGCTGGGTGGGTCTGACGCCGCTCACGTCCGAGGACCTGCCCGATGGCGGGCTGTGCACGTGGGGCTGGCCGAAGTCGGAGCAGTGCGGCAGGGACGTGCTGATCACCGAGGCGGGTGATCCCCGATGACGGTCCTGCTGTGGATCTCGTACGCCCTGATCGCGTGGGGCCTCGGCTGTGCCGCTCTCGTCGCGATCGTCGACGACCACCACCCGTTCGCGTACCTCGCCGCTCTGCTGCGCCCCCACGGAGGCCGCAATGCCCGCTGACCTGAACCCCAGCAGCAAGCCGCCGTTGTCCGTGCGGCTCCGCTCCGACTGGCTGCGCGGCATCCTCCGCGTCGACCCCATCCGCCACCACACTCTGATCGGCCTCGTCCAGCACTGGGGCGACGCGGACGCCCGCGAGGACGTCATCACCCAGCTCGACGCGCTCGCCGAGGCCGTCCAGTCCCCGCGCGAAGGGGAGTTGGACGCGCTGACCGAGGCGGTAGAGGACGCGGCGGCTCTGGACACGGCCGAGATCGACATCAGCCTGTCGGATGCGTTGCGGCTGCGGGATGAGCTGGACGAGGCGATCGATCGCCTGTCTCGGTTCAACCCGCAGCGGCTCGCAGCCGTGCCGTCCCTGCCCGAGCGGAGGACTGCATGAACGCCGAGACCCATCAGGCCGCGCTTATCGTCGCGGACCGAGCGAGCAGCGCGGACGACTGCCGGACGCTCCTCGAAATGCTGGGGCTCAAGCCCCAGTCGAAGCGGCGGCGCGGTGGCCGGCCGCCCGTGGACCACGGGCACGGCGACCACCGAACGTACAACAAGGGCTGCCGCTGCGACGACTGCCGGGAGGCTCAGCGGCTGCGCGGGATCAAGCAGCGCGCAGGGTGGGCACAGGACCCGTCGGCCGCTGACCGTGCCGGGCACGGCAAGCCGTCCACGTACAAGAACTACAAGTGCCGGTGCGAGCCATGCTCGAAGGCGAACAGTGCGGATGTGGCTGCGTTCCGAGCACGGCGCCGTCAGAGCGCCGCGATGGCGGAGACACGTGGTGCCGCATGAGCGCCCGCGAGACGTTGCACTCCGACCTCCTCACCACACCCGCCGCCCAGAAACTCCCGCAGCCTGAGGGATGGGCCAGCACCCGGATCAAGCGGTACCGGGACGAGGTCCGTACCGAGACGCTGGCCGAGGTCGCCGAGATGCTCGACCGAGTCGGGCACCCCGCCGCCGCGCTGGTCCTCCGTTACGCCGACGAGGCCGCTGGGCCGGAGGAGAAGACCACCCCGAACGCTGGGACTGCGGTCACTCCTCAGCTCGACAGCATCACACGCCAACAGCGGCTCCTCTCCACCATCCGCCAACAGCACGGACGCGGACGCTGGCGCACCAGCCGCGTCGAACACCTCTACCGCGACTGGGGCGTCCACTACCCCCGCAGCAATGCCCGCTCCGATCTGCAAGCCCTGCATCTGGCAGGCCACTTGACGGAGCGCGGACCGGTCGACGGCCGCTTCTACACCCTCAACACCCGGAAGGACGGCCAGCGATGACCGGACCCGAGCACTACCGCAAGGCCGAGAAACTGGCGAAGATTGCCGCCCGCTACCGGGAGTCGAGTGACGCACTCGCGCTGATCGAGCTGGCACAGGTCCACGCGACGCTCGCCCAGGTCGCCGCCACCGTCGAGCAGGCCAGCAACGCCGCCATCGCGAGTGACATCAACAGCAGCACCCTCGCCACCTGGTACGAGGCCACGCACACCGCGACGGGTGGCGATGCCCTGTGACGACCGTCGCGCAGGCCGGGGCGAGCACCGCCCCGGCCGCCGGCCGCCGGGTCACACCCACCGGCCGACTCATCCTCCCCGCCGACGCCGACCGTGCCGACTGGCTCACAGCGCGCCGCTCCGGCATCGGCTCCAGCGACGTCCCTGCCCTCCTCGGCCTTGTCGAGCAGAACCCGCCGCTGAAGGTCTACTTCGACAAGACCGGCCGCGACGTCGATGACGCGGGCGAAGCCGCCTACTGGGGCATCGTCAACGAAGAGAACGTGGCTCGCCGATGGGCCATGCAGTCCCGCAGCGTAGTCCGCCGCGTCGGCCTCGTCGCCCACCAGGACCACCCGCACTGGATGACCACCCTCGACCGGCGCGTCACCAAGTGCCCGCTCTCGGCCGACGAGCAGGCCCCCTGCGCGCTGGAGGTCAAGACCCGCTCGGCGTTCAAGGCCGCGCAGTGGCACGCCGGAGCCCCGGACGACGTCCTCGCCCAAGTCCTGTGGCAGATCGCCGTCAACGGCTACGAGCACATGCACTACGCCGTCCTCATCGGCGGCAACGAGTACCACCAGGGCACCGTCCGCGCCGACCAGTACACGGACGTGATGGCCGACATCACGACCGCGGTCGACCGGTTCTGGTTCGAGCACGTCCAGGCGCAGGTACCGCCCGAGCCGATCGGTGACGGCGACGCCCTCACGAGGCTGTTCCGTCGCCTGCATCCGGCCCGCTCCGGCACGGTCGACATCGACCGCCACGACGACGCCTTGGATGCGCTCCTCGACTACGGCCGACACCAGCGTGCCGAGTCCGCGGCGAAGAAGGCCAAGGCCGCGGCGAAGGCCCGCATGATCGCCGCTCTCGACAGCGCGCAGTCCGCGCTGATCGGCGGGGAGCGCGCCTACTCGCTGGAGCCCAGCAACGCCGCGCCGCGCGTCGACTTCGAGCAGCTCGCCGAGCGCTGGCCCGATGCCTACGCCGCGTGCGTCGCCCCGAACCCGACTGAACGCATCGACATCGCCAAGCAGTACAAGGGGGACTTCTGATGGGACTGCGCGAGAACGCAGCCGCAGCGGCCGGCCGTGAGCTGACCGCCAACGAGCACGACCGCCCGGCCGAGCCGGAGCCCGCGCCGCTGCCGGACCCGATGGCCGACTACGAGCCCGGCGACGACGACCCGGAGATGGTGCCCGTCCACATCGCCTGGCTCCGTGTCCGCAAGGACGTCCGCGCCATCGCCAAGGGCGAGCAGTACAACGGCGGCGGCACCCGCTTCAACTTCCGTGGCGTCGACACCGTGGTCAACACCTTCGGCCCGGTCACCCTCCGGCACGGCATCAACATCTTCCCCGTCGGCATCGACGCGGAGCACCGGGACACCACCACGTCCAAGGGCAACAAGATGCGCGAATGCACCGTCACCGTCTCGTGGATGGTCATGGGCCCCAAGGGCGACACCCTGCCCGCGCTGCTGAAGACGCGGGGCGAGGCACTCGACTCCGCTGACAAGGGCACGGCCAAGGCCCAGTCCGTGGCACTGCGGGTGCTTCTCCTGACCGGCGGCCTCACCCCGACGCACGACAAGGACCCGGACTCCTCCCACGTCGAGCGCGGTGAGGCGCCCATCCGGCCGGCCGTCCAGTACCTCGACGAGATCACCCACCCCCAGACCAGCGCCGGACGCCTCCGACAGATCCACTACGAGCTGAAGCAGACCGGCCAGCTGGGCGCGCTGCTCACGAACGAGGTCGGCGACGAGGAACGCGCGGGCGACATGGTCGTCCGCATCGGCAAGGAGCGCGCCGCCGGGGGTGCCGCATGAGCTGGCACCTCGGCCGTATGACCGGCTTTGACCTCGAAACCACCGGGCCCGACCCTCTCACCGCCCGCATCGTCACCGCGTGCATCGTCCAGTGCGGCGGCGGCTCTCCGGTCGACTCGGCAACGTGGCTGTCCGACGTAGACGGCGAGGAGATCCCCGACGAGGCCGCCGCCATCCACGGCGTGACAACCGTCCGTGCCCGTGCGGAGGGTGCGCCGCTCGCGCAGGTCGTCGCCGAGCTGCTCGCCGGTCTCGGGCAGGCGATCGTCGCGGGCCTGCCGATCGTCGCGATGAACGCAAGGTATGACCTCACGCTGCTGGACCGCGAGGCCGAGCGGTACGGCCTCGATCCGCTGCCCATCGGACCGGTCATCGACCCGTACGTCATCGACAAAGCCGTCGACAAGTGCCGGCGCGGCTCCCGGAAGCTGACCGCCCTGTGCGACCACTACAAGGTCCCGATCGGCGACGCCCACCAGGCCGACGCCGACGCGATCGCCGCGTGCCGCGTCGCCTGGCGACAGGCCACCCGGTACGAGCAGGTCGCACGGATGACGCTGCCCGAGCTGCACCACGCGCAGGTCGGGTGGGCGGCGGAGCAGGCGGCGAGCTTGCAGGAGTACTTCCGCCGCAAGGACCCGACCGCGGTCGTCGAGGGCGCCTGGCCGCTCATCCCACGCCAGCAGGGCGGTGACGCCTGATGTGGATCTCCCGCACCCGCTACAGGGACATGCGCACGCAGATCGAGCAGTTCGTCGACCAGCGTGACGAAGCCCGCCGCGACGCCGCCGCGCACCTCGGCGCCGCCCGGCGCACCGCCGCCCGCAACACGCACCTCACCGAACAGCTCCAGGACGCACGCGCCGAAGACCTCGGCGACAGCATCACGGACGCCATCGGCTACGAGCGGCGCATCGTCCGCATGACGCGCGCCGTCGCCCGCCTGTCCGCCGCCCTCACGAGCGAGACCCGCCGCGCGGACCGTCTCCAGCAGCGCCTCGACTCCGCGCTCGGACTCGACAGCCCCGCCATCGCAGACGGCGCCCTGTGGCAGCAACACCGCACCGACAAGCCCAAGCCCGAACCAGGGGGCAAGCCGTGACCGCTCTCTTCGATCTGACCACGCCCGTGGTCCCCGCCCCGGCCCTCGCACCGGCGGCGGGGACCACCCGGCCCACCTTCACCATCGCCCTCCCCACGGGCGTGAAGCTGCTGAACAGCAACCAACGCCTTCACCACGCGCCGAAGGGGAAGCTCACCCACGCGCTCCGCGCCGCCGCCATGGAAGCCGTAGGCGAGAACCCGGCGCTCATGGAAGCGCTCGCCGCCGCCAAGCCCGGCCCACTGTTCGAGCGCGCTCACATCCTCGGCATCTACCGGCCCCGATCCGTCGGCCGCTGCGACCCCGCCAACTGGTACCCCAGCTTCAAGGCCGCCGTAGACGGCATCGTCGATGCCGGGCTCCTCGACGACGACGACCACACCCGCCTCGTCGGCCCGGACATGCGCCTCGGCCGGAAGATCAAGGGCGGCCAACTGGTCCTCGTCATTCGCGGCCTGGCCGTCGGCGAGCAGTGGCCGGACCTCGGGCAGGTACCCCAGTGACCGACACTCTGTTCGACCTGCCCGCCGTCCAGCCGACGACGTGCGCCCGATGCGACGACCGGCCCGCCGAGGTCACCGTCACCGGACACGCCAACCTCCTCGGCGGCATGACGGCCGACGGGTTCGCCCCGTTCGCGCCCGTACCGGTCGGCCGAATCCCCTGGACCCGCCACACCGCCCCGACCGCCTGCTGCTACCGCTGCGCCCGCTACCTCGCATGGGCCTGGAACGCCCCGTACGAGGTGGCGCGCCCCCATCAGGAGCGCATCGTCGTCATGGCCGTACCGCTGGAATCGGCGGCGGTCGCATGACCCGCCGGCCGCGTCCTCAGCCCCCGCCCGGCCTCCTCGACTGGCGGGACAACTCCCACTGGTCCACCCGCGAACGGCCCTGCCGTTACTGCGGGTTCGGCACTCACCTACGCGATTCCCGACGGAAACCCGCACACAAGGTCTGCGCCGAATTCGCCCTCGCCCAACAGGTCGCCGACGCGGCCGAAGCCTACGGAAAGGACACCCTGTAATGCCGAAGCTCAGCCCCACCCAGGCCCCCGAGGTCAAGCTCGACTCCGCCGCCGCATCCGTCGAAGTCAGTCTCACCACCGAACAGCGCCGCGGCCTCTTCGAGAAGCCCGGAAGCGTCGTCGTCGCCATCGTCGAGCTGACCTCGAAGTCGTACACCGGCCACGCCGAGGGCGAAGAGAAAGAGCCCCAGGTCAAGGTCCGCGTCACCGGCTGCGAAGTCGCCCGCACCGACGCCGAAGCCGCGACGCTCCTCGAAGCGAAGCGCGCCATGTGGAGGGCCCGCCGCATGGACGGCACGTTGGACGAGGTCGGCCCCGGCCCCCGCGACCCCGAGGCCGTCATCGGTACCGCGTTCGCCGCATACCCCTCCGAGGACGAGTACAAGGCCCACGAGCGCGCCCGCGAGGCCAAGCGCCGCGACGAGTACGTGCGCTAACTGCCGCACTCCGGCCCGGGGCCACCGCGCCCCGGGCCCCATCCCCACCCGCACCACAGCGAGATGAGAATCCGTGAGCAGCAGCGACCGTGTGCAGACCGTCCGGAACGCGTGGATCAACGCGCTTCGCGCCGAAGTGCTGCGCGACGGCGTCCCCGCCGAGCTGCCACGGATCGCAAACGTGGGCGTGTGGATCGCCACGTACGCCGATGCGGACGGCGGCGGCGCGTTCCCCAGCCGCGAGACCCTCGGCACCCTTGCAGGGTGCGCGCAGGAGACCGTCACCCGGTGCGTCAAGGTCCTGATGGCCGTGGGGATGCTGGCCCGCAGGCGCCGGCCGAACGCCTCGTCGGTCTACCAGCTGCTCATCCCGGTGTCCCGGCCTGACTGGGCTGCTCACATCCACCTGTACACGGACACCCGGCAGCGCAAGGCCCACGCCGCGAAGAAGGCCGAGCAGATCACCGACGTGGTACGGAAGACGACTTCCACCGTACGGACAGCGTCCGTGGACGCGGACCGGACAGCGTCCATGGACTGTGTTCCGGACAGCGTCCACGGCGGGCGTTCCGAACCCCCTCCGGAGGGCCCGGACAGCGTCCATGGACGCCCCCGGACAGCGTCCATGGACGCCTTCCGGACAGCGTCCATGGCGGGCCCCTACCAGTACAACCACCCCTATGGGGTGGACCCAGACCCCGACCACAACATGGCTGAGCCCGAACCTCAGCCACAGGTCCGCGCGGGCGCGCGAGGGGAAAACGATTCCTCCCCCCAGCCACCCGCCACAACCAGCACCAGCGACGAACCACCACTCACCTTCGCCCGGTGCAGCACCTGCGGCGAACGCATGATCCCCGACCCCAAACGCCCCGACCGGACCACACACACACGCTGCACCCCCATCGCCGCCGAACGGACCGCGTCATGACCACCCGCCACTGCCTCCACTGCCCCAACCCCGCCGCCCACCAGCGCCGCGTCTGCAACCCCTGCCGCAACCGCCTCTACCGCAGCAACCGCCGCAACCGCCGCCGCCCCTACCAACCCCGACGCGACCCCGAGCCCTTCAACATCGACACCGCCGTCAACACCCGCCGCCCCCTCCCCGGCATGACCTCCGAAGAACGAGCCGCAGCAGGCGTCCAACTCACCGCACACGGCCTCTCCGCACGCCAAATCGCCGACATCTTCAGCGTCACCACCCGCACCGTCGCCCGCTGGCGAGCAGCAGCACGCACCACACAGGCAGCTTGACCAACCGCCCCACGACCAACCACCCCCAGGGGAGCCGACATGACCACCATCCCCGTCCCCGCGTTCCTCAAGGGCACCAGCACCGCGGCCTGCGCCACCAGCGACCACGACCCCGAGCTGTGGCACTCCACCGACCCGTTCGACGAACTCACGGCCAAGCAGATCTGCGGGGCCTGCCCGCTGCTCCTCGCCTGCCAGGCCCACGCCCTCGACACTCGGGAGCGGCTCGGGACATGGGGAGCGCTCACGGCCGGCGAGCGGCACCGGCTGCGCACCACGGATGGGTCGTGGCTGGACGCGGCCGGTCGTGTCCGGCTGCCGTGCGGTACTCCGCGGGCGTACTCGGCGCACCACAGGTTCGGTGAGACGCCGTGCGACGTGTGTGTGGCCGGGCATGAGGCGCGGGTGCTGAAGCAGCGGTTGCGGCTGTTGGAGGCCGCTCACGCCGCGGGCGGCACCTACGCGGGTGCGCAGCTGCACCGGCGGATGGGAGAGGCCGCGTGCGGGCCCTGCATGGCGGCACAGGCCCGGTACAACGCGACCCGCCCAAGGGCTCGTCAGCGCGGCTCACAGGCCCAGCCTCAGGCGGTCGCCGCGTGATCGACACCGTGCTGTTCGTGCTGCTCGTGGTCGTGGCGGCCGGCCTGCCGCTGGCCCACTGGGCGTACCCGCCGTGGCGGCGCCGGTGAACAGTCGCGCCCTCGGGCTCGTCTACCCGCTGCTGCTCCTCGGCGCCGTGCTGGTCCTCGTGGTCCTGCTGGCCGCCGAGGGCCGACGGGATCGGCGAGCGCGAGCCCGACGCGCGGAGCAGCTGGCCCGCCCGCCGGCCGTCTCGTTCGCCGCGCTCCTCGATGAACTGGCCATCCACCGCGAGGCCGTGCGGCACGCCTGCTGCGCGGGCTGGTGGACGCCCGGACACCTGTACCGGCATCACCCCGACTGCACCAAGGAGCAGCACCATGCCTGAACCCGCCCGCCTCGTCGCCGCCGCTATCGACCGACTGACGACGCAGGTGGAACGCGTAGCCGACGCCCTCACGACGACGCCCGTCACCACCACCGACGACACCCCGTCGACGCCCGACGACGAGCCCCGCTGCATCTGCGGCGACCCCATCGCACTGACCGGCGACCCGGCCCGCTGGGCTCACCGGCCCACCCCCGGCCTGCCCAACCTCGACGCCCACAAGGCCCGCCCGGCCGGCGCGCCGGACTTCGCCAGCCCGGTTGCCGGAAAGCGGCGACACACGGCCGACACGATCACCGACGACGAACTGGACGAGCTCTACGCCCGCATCACCACGCTGGAGGCCGTGGCCGCCGGCAACAAGCGGCACGTCCAGACCATCGTGCCCGAGATCGACCGGCTCACCGAGGAGCGCGACGGCCTCGTCGCCGAGCTGGCCCGCGTCCGCCGCGCTCTCAACGGAACCAACGAACTGACGGGCCGGGAGGCTCCCGGTCCGCCATCCTGAAATCGACCACCGAAGGGGAAACCATGCCCGACCACCACACCACCTACTTCATCCAGTCCCGCCCCGCGCCCAGCCAGCCGTGGCGGAAGGTACCCGGAGTCCATGTCGGGTGGGACACCAAGGCCAAGGCCCTGGAGAAGCTTGCCTATCGACGCGAGATGCAGCCGACCTGGGAGCACCGGCTGATGGAGCGGATCACCACGATCACCGAACAGCCGACCGACGAAAACTGACCCACTGCCCCGGGAACCGAGCCACACGACCGCGAGGAGACCCCGTGACCGAGCCCAGCCCCCGCAAATACCTCAAGGGCGACGAGCGCATCAAGGTGGCCGTCGACCTCAAGGCCCGGTACGAAGCTGGGTCCACCATCCGTCAGCTCGCCGAGGAGACCGGCTACTCACACGGTGCCGTGTGCGGTCTCCTACATTTCGTCGGCACTCGGATGCGGCCGGGCGCGGTGGATCAGGACCCCGCCCCCGGCAGCGAGCCAGCCTGACCGCGGCCCGCGAAGCGCGACGCCCCGCGCCGGCCTCCTACGCCGCATCGCCGCCCACATCGACGTACACGGTCTGATCATCAAGAACGCCGCATCAGGAATGCCCGTCGGTGACATCGCCGACCTCATCGGCGTCACCGAGTCATACGCCTACCGCGTGCTTCGAGCAGATCAACGCTAATCCGCGCCCCGGCCACGCAGACGCCCGCCGCCCCAACCCGGGACGACGGGCGTCGACACGTTCAGACGGCCTACGACGCGTACCGCGTCACCTCCGTCACTCGGCACTCCACCGTCACCGTGACCTTGTCCAGGCTCTGCGCTGTGGTCTCCACCTTCTGCCCCGCGGCGACGTTGTTCGACGCGGCAAGAGCATCACCCAGCCGCTTCCCCGACTCATCGACGAACTCGACGGACACGATGTAGTTCGACTCCTTGCTTGACCGATTCGTGATCAACACGTCAGCAGACGGCCAGTCCGTGAGGTCATCCACCGCACAGCCGGTGATTTTCACGTCCCCCTCCGGCCCGTCTGTCGGCTCGGCCTTCGCTGGAGCCTCGGCCGGCGCGGCTTCCGCAGAGCTGCTCGGCGACGAGTCCGCGGGGCTCGCCGCAGCTGACCGCTCCGTTGTCGCGACATCATCCGCGCCCGAGCTGACGAGAACACCGAGCAGCACCATCAGCACCAGGCCGCCCGCGATCGACAGGCCAACGATCAGGCCCGTGTTCGACTTTTTCGGCGGCGGTGCTCCCCAGCCCGGCCCCGGTGGCTGCTGCCCCCACGGCTGCTGCTGCCCATGCGGCGGCGGATACCCATTCGACACAATGACCCCCCAGGTCTGGAATGTGGCGTTCACCGTACGGCCGCCCGCCGACAACGGGCGTCGTCGTCGTCAATCCGTTACGACGACGACCGGTTCTTCCCTGCCGCGATCTGCCCCGCGGTCTCCCCCGTTGTCCCGATGCGCTCGCCGATCGCCCGGTACGTATGCCCCTGCGCCTTCGCCGTGATGACCGCCTGCTGCCGCACATCGGCCAACATCCGATGCAGCTCGGGCCACTCGCGCAGCAGCTCGGAGCAGGCCGCCGCCCGGTCCACCGCGTCAGGGATCGCCTCCAGCGCCCGCAGCGCAGCACGCACCGCCTCGACCTCGTTCGCCATCTCGCACCTCCGCGCGGAGCGTAGGGCTGCACAACCACTCACCCAAGGGGTACCCTCTGACTTCCAAGGGGTACCCCTTGGGCACGTCAGACGGGCTACGACGCCCGCCAGACACCCAACAACTGAACGAGCCCCGCAGGTGCGCTAACACCGAAACGGGGCTCTGACCACCGGAGAGTGACCTCCATGGGCTGGAAGAAGCCTCGCACATCCCCGCCCCCAGCGGGACCCTGGTACGCCAGACTCGCCACCAGCGCCGGCCGCCCCGCCGTCCTCGCCGCCACCCTCGTGATGTCGATGCCCGGCGAATACCACGTCGCCAAGTTCGCGGGCTGGTCCGACCCGTGGGCGTACGGCATGCCGTTCTCCCTCTCGGCCTACGCGGGTATCGCCGCCGTCGTCGCCGCGACCCGGCCCAAGGGCGCCCGCGGCCGGTTCTCCGCGACCGTAGGCGCAGTGTTCGCGATCATCCTTGCGCTGGCCGCACAGGTCGTCGCGCACCTCGTGAACACCGGACACATGGACCACAACCAGGCATGGTTGATCGCCGTGACGTCGATGGTGCCCCCGGCCGTCCTCGCGCACCTTCTGCACCTCGCCGCTACGCCCGACGAGGGTGACGCCCCGTCGACCAGCGTCGACACCCCCGCCACCGCGCCCGTCGTCGAACAAGCCGAGCGGATCGAGCAGGCGCCCGTGTTGCCACCCCTGCCGAAGCAACCCCCGGCCCCGCAACTCCCTCCCGTCGAGGAGCAGCAGCCCGCGCCGATCGTCTACCGCGATCCGCGCTGCGCCGCCATCCGCCCGCTGTACGACGGCGGCACCCGGCCCGGCACCGCCGCCATGCGCGACGCGCTCATCACCGCCGGACACGGCCGCGTCGGCGACTCTACTATTCGCGGCGTTATCCGCGCGGAGATCGAGCAGCATGAGCCGCGCCTCGCGCAGCTCCCGCCCGCGCTGCCCATGCCGCGTGCTGCGGGGCAGCCGTGATCGCCGCTGTGTTCTTCGCCGGGTGCGCGCTGCTCGCGCTCCTCGGCCTCTGCGCCATCGCGCTCGATGACGTCCCCACGATCTCCGGGACCGTCGCCCTCCTCCTCACCGCCGCGGCCATCGTCGCCGCCCTGTTCCACTGAGGACGCGCTCATGAACCTCGGCAACATCACCACGTACAACGTCGTCAGCCTCGGCGGCGTGACCGTCGGCCTGTCCCTCCTCGCGTGGGAGATCACGCGCTGGTGGCCCGGCCGTAAGAACCTGCTCAAGCTGAAGAAGCTGCTCGACCTGCTGCCGTTCACCCTCGCGGCCTTGTACGGCATGCTGCTCATCCTGTCCGCCGGAGGCATCCTCGGCGGCGGCGCGAACGTTGCTCTGTGGGGCGGTTCGGAGATCGGCGACGCCACCCTTCAGTACGGGCTCGGAGCAGGAACGCCGGATGCCACCCGCACCAGCAACCTCGTCTTGACCGATGGCGGGCATGCGTTCGTCATCGTCTGCACCGTGATCCTGTTCGCCATCTGGACGAAGCGCGGCGGGTTCCGGTGGGACCTGGCGCGCGCGGTCTTCTGCGGCATCACCCTCGGCCTTTCAGCTGGCGTCGCGGGCATCGCCGGGTACGTTCTCTCGCCGGTCGTGTCGGCCGCGGGTGACTCGATCGTGGGCCTGCTGTGAACGCCCGTGGGATCGCGGCGGACGTCGTCGCACGGGTCACCGGTCCAGTCGTCGCGGTGTATCAGCGGCTGTGTCTTGGCACTGGTCAGATGGTTCATGGGATCGGTGATCTGCTCGCCCCGGCAGCGTCCGGCTGGGGCTTCCTTCCTCGGTGCGGCGGGTGTGTTCTGGCTCTGTGGTTCGCCGGGCGCCTGTTCGAGCGGGCGCCGCATGCGGTCTTCGCGATGCCGGTCGTGTGGCTGCTGGCCGCGTGGCACATGTCTGATTCGTCCGCCACTCCCCCACCGGAAGCGACGGGCCCTCTTGGGGACATCTACGCAGATGAGAGCGCTGACGGCGCGAGAGTGGTCCGCTCCCCGGAAGGGGTTATGTGCATCGTGCACCCGGTACGGAATGAGGTGTCGGATCATGCCGCTCCGTAAGACCATGCCCATGGCCCCCGGAACCCGGCCGGACCCGAAGCAGGAGACGACCTACCAGGCGTCGCGGGGCGGCTGGGTCAAAACACCAAAACAGCCAACCCCGGACACACCGAAGACGGGACGATAGCGACGTGGATGTATGGATCGAATTCACGGACACGGGCAAGGACGCCCACATCACCATGGACTGCGTGCCTCGTGCGGGAGAGATCGTGCTGTGGCTGGACAGCGTGATCGAGGACGGGACGGAGTATGACCACGACGTTGAGTACGTCGTCGAGTCAGTCGACTGGACACTCAACAAGCGCGACGACGAACCGGGGCACGCGCGGCTGCGTCTCCGCCCGTCCGGACCGGATGAGGGAGTGACGCCGCTCTAAGAGCCGCGCCGCCTCCTGCCGTCATCCCTCCGCGCCTCAGGCTGCTGCGCCGCTGGACCCGAGCCCCTCACCGCACCCCGTGGGTGAGGGGCTCGCCCATGCCCGCGACATACAGACCCCAAGATCCCGCAGCGCCCGAAATCCGTACCCTCCCCACCAGGGAGGCGACTGCACATGGCGACCAAAACGAACGCGGACATCGCGCGACAGCGCGAGGACGAAGTCATGCTGCTCCGCACCCGCGACCGCCTCCAGTTCCGCGAGATCGCCGACCGCATCGGCGCTGACGTCAAGAACACGTACGAGGCGTGGAAGCGCGGACGCACCCGCCTCCATGCCGAGGCCGCCGAGGCGTTCGGCGCGTACGTCGGAGAGCAGCTGGCCACCTGCCGCCAAGTCATCGACGGACTGATGCCCATGGTGATCGCAGGAGGCATGCACGCGCCCAAGGCTGGCGAGGCCATCGTCCGCGCCATGGACCACGAGGCGAAGCTGCTGGGTCTGTACGCCCCCGTGCGCGCGAACGTCACCGTCACCGACGAGATGACCGCCCGCGTGAAAGCCCTCGCCGACGAACTCGCAGGGCTCGACGCATGACGACCGCCACCGAGGGCCTGGACGCGCGCCTCGCCGCCATGTCGCCGGCCGAACTGGCGCTGCTGGAAGAGGAACTGCGCGCGAAGGTCTGGGCGAAGCGGTGGGGGAAGTGGACCCCGTATCCGTGGCAGGTTCCGCCCGAGCACATCGAGACGCTCGGGTGGTGGCTCCAGCTCGGCGGACGCGGCACGGGCAAGACGGACGGCTGCGCCCGGTACATGGTGGAGCACGTCAACGGCCCGGCCTGCGACCCGCGGTTGAAGGGCGGCCACCGTATGGCGATCATCGCGCCCACTCAGGGAGACGCGGTTGAGGCGTGCGTGAACGGGCCGTCCGGGCTGAAGGGGCACGACCCGCGCGTGGTGCTGAGGACGACGACCGGCGGTACTTTCGCGCGCTGGCCATCCGGTGCCGAGGCAAAGCTGTTCGGCGCACACTCTCCCGACGACGTCGAACGCCTCCGCGCCGGCGGCAACAGGTGTCTCGTGTGGATGGAGGAGGCCGCCGCGATGCGCCGCCTCGGCGCGGCCATCACACACTCCGAGATGGGCCTCCGCATTGGCCCGAACCCCCACTACATTGCGTCCACCACGCCGAAGCCACGCACCGAACTGATCGAGCTGACCCGTCGTACGGACGTCACCGTCACCCGCGGCCGGACCCGCGACGCCGTGCACCTCCCCGAGGAGCAGCGGCGGAAGCTGATCGAAAAGTACGCGGGCACCCGCATGGAGAAGCAGGAGCTGGACGGGCTGCTGCTGGAGGACATCGAGGGCGCCCTCTGGAGCCGCGCCGGCCTGGATGGGACCCGCGCCGGCGCGGCCCCGCCCATGTCCCGAGTCGTCGTCGCTATGGACCCCGCCGCCACCTCGAACGAAGAGTCCGACGAGATGGGCATCATCGTTGCCGGGCTCGGCCAGCAGTACATTCCCGACCTCAACGGCACACAGCGCCAACACGGGTACGGGCTCGATGACCTGTCCGGCCGCATGCCGCCGTTGGACGCTGCCCGGCGCGCGATCAAGGCGTACCACCAGCACCGCGCGGACGCGATCGTTGCCGAGGTCAACAACGGCGGCGACTGGATCGGCACCGTGATCCGGCAGATCGACCCGACCGTGAACTACCGGACCGTACGGGCCACCCGCGGGAAGCTCACCCGCGCGGAGCCGGTGGCCGCGCTGTCGGAGCAGCAGGCCGTGCACATCGTGGGGAGCCTGCCGGAGCTAGAGGAGCAGCTCGTGTCATGGGTTCCCGGCGACGCGTCGCCCGACCGTCTGGACGCGTGGGTGTGGGCGCTCACGGATCTCATGCTCGCGCCCGCGGGCAATTTCGCCGCGGTCGCATAGGAGGACTCGTGAGGAACGCAAGGAACCCCCAGCTTCGCCGAGCAGCCGAAAGGCGCGCCATCGGCGGTGGGCTGGACATGCTTCGAGACCGGCGGCCAATCACCGTTGCGAGCATCGGTGGGCAGCAGTCCCTCACGCTCGATCTCGACGCGGAGGCCCGCGGCTACGCCCACAGCGCGGTCGCCTACCGGTGCGTCGCGGCGATCGCCGACAACGGGTCGTCGGTGCCGCTGGTCGTGCGCCGGCCGGACGGCTCGGTCATCGAGGGCCACGACATCGCCACCCTGTTCAACAAGCGGCCGAACCCCCAGATGTCCGGCCGCGTTTTCAAGAGCCTCATCCTTCAACAGGGCGAGTTGGCCGGGCAAAGCTTCGTATGGCTGGACCGCGGAGAGACAGGGCTCGGCCCTGTCACCGAGGCGCACATCGTCTTCGACCCTGTGGACGTCATCGTCGACAAGCCGGTGGCGCAGCGGCCGACGATCGCGAACGTGATCGGGTTCATCATCAGGCGGGCGGACGGCGTGCGGGTGCCGGTCTTGCCTGAGGAGATGCTCTGGCTGAGGTATCCGCACCCTTTCGACCCCCTGGGGTGCCTCGCCCCGTGGCGAGCCGCGCGCCACGCGGTGGACATGGATGCGTACGCCCGCGAGTGGCAGCGCTCCAGCTACAAGAACGGGGCGTCGCCGACGGGCGTCGTCTACCTCGGCCAGATGGAGCCCAGCGAGCTGACCAAAGCCCGCGCCATGTGGCGGTCCGAGGTCCAGGGCCCGGCCAACGCTGGGAAGAACCTCCTCGTCTCCAGCCCGCCCGGCGGCGGCACGCCCATCTCGTACGCCAGGGTGTCGCTGACGGCCGAGGAGATGGACTACCTCGAATCCCGCGTGGCCAATGCGGCTGAGGTGATGATGGCGTTCGGGGTACCGCACGACTACCTGAGCGCGGGCACCACGTACGAGAACCGCAGCGCAGCGAAGACGCTGCTGTGGTCGGACACGATCGCGTCGAAGCTGGAGCTGTTCGGCTCCGACATCGACCGTGTCCTGCTGCCGTCTGACTCGGAGGAAGCGGGATTCGATCTGTCTGGCGTCGAGGCGCTTCAGGAATCCCGCACTGCGCTCGTCGACCGCACGGTCAACCTGGTGGACTCCGACGTCCTGATGATCGATGAGGCACGCGCCGACATCGGCCGCGACCCCCTTCCGGGGCGGACCGGTCAGGTCACCATCAGCGCGTACCGGGCGCAGTACCAGGCCGCTCCGCCGCCGCTGAACAGGGCCTCGGAGATGCCGGAACTGGAGGACGCGTTCCGGCGGGCGGTCGTGGAGGTACTGGCGCCCGTCGTTCAGCAGATGACGCAGCTCAACGCCCCCGCGACGCCTCGTCGTCTGGAGCTGACGCGTGCGGACGACACCCCGTCGTCGCCGTCGCTCGCGGACATCAACGACGCGTACGACTCGCTGGAGGCGACCGGCCGCCGCGCAGTGGAGGCCCTCGCGAAGGAGCAGCAGACCCGCGTACTGCGGGACTTCGACCGGCTGATGGCCAAGCCCAACCGATCCGCCGAGTGGCTGACCGAGGTACGCGCCCAGGCGTGCGCCCTCGCCCGCGAGCAGCTGCTCACCCTGGCCCCACCGGACCTGGATGTCGTCCCCGCCGCGCGCGCGACCGCGCTGGACGTGGCCGGCGGCCCCGACGGCTGGGAGGAGCGCATCAAAGCGCGGGAGATCTTCGACCCTCGGTACTGGCGTCGTCGTACAGCGGAGGTGCTGCGCCCGTTCGTTGAGCGGGCGTGGAGGCGCGGGGGCGTGTCCATCACGGGTTCCTTCGACCTGGACGAGCCGGATGTGGCGGGCGCCCTGGACGACCGGGTCGACGAGTTGGCCGGGCAGGTGACCCGGACGACGGAGCAGGTACTGCGGTCGCAGCTGCTCGCGCACGGGGTGGCTGAGGGGGAGTCGGTGCCGGAGCTGCGGGCGCGGATTCAGCGGGTGTTCGCGGACCTCTCCGACTACCGGGCCACGATGATCGCCCGCACGGAGAGCGTGGGCGGGTACAGCGCAGCGTCGCACATGGCCGCGCTGGACGCTGGCGCCGTACGGAAGACGTGGCTCAGCACCGACGACACCCGGACCCGGGCGACGCACCGGGCGGCGCAGGGCTCCAGCGTGGCGCTCAACAAGCGGTTTCCGCTGACCGAGTCGCGGTGGCCTGCCGATCCGGCCGCCCCGGCGAATCAGTCGATCCAATGTCGATGTGCTCTCACGTTCGAGTTCGAGGAGTAGCCCCGGATGCACATGCCGACGCGGGAACCGAAGCGGGGGCCGGTCTGGCCGCCGCCTCCGCCGCCTCCACCACAGAAGGAGTCCTGACCATGGCCAAGCAGAAACCCCCGACGCAGATCTCTTCGGCGCAGCTCGGCTACGTCGGGCCGCCGCGCACCCCGGAGCCCCGCCTCTTCACGCTGGAGCGGGACCAGGACATCACCGGGGTATCCGGTACGGGCACGGTCGCCGACGGCGTGGTCTGGCCGGACGGCACCGTGTCGATCCGCTGGCGCGGCGAGCGCCCGAGCACTGTCTTCTGGGAGTCGCTGGAGGACGCCGAGGCAGTACACGGTCACGGCGGCGCGACGCGCTTCGTGTGGGCAGAGGAGTGCTGCTGACATGGCAACTCTGCTGCGGGGCGAGGCCCCCGTGATCCTCCAGCCTGCCGGGCACGACCAATACGCGGGCGCCTACTGCCCGCCCGGGGTGCCGTTCGCCGAGGTGCGCCGGGGCCCGTTCGACGGGAAGCAGGACATCGTCGTACGCCCCGACGCCGACGGCGGTTTGCCCCAGCACATGACGTTCGGTGGCGGCGCCGTCGTTTACGAGTACGACGGCCGCGACAAGAAGCAGCGCGCCGTCTACCGGTACGCCCCCCGCCTGTCCCCGTCCCACCAGGCCGTCATGGACGGCGTGGCCGAGGTCTACCGCGAGCACGCACTCAACCAGGCGAAGGAGCAGGGCCGATGAAGGTTCTGATGATCGAGTGCCCGTACTGCCACGTCCAGCAGCCCGCCCGCATCACCACCGTGGCAGACGTCGACCTCGCCCGCGATGACCTGCCCGACGTGGTGCCCGTGACGCAGACCGCAGACCTGCGGCCCGCTAAGACGCACGCGCAGACGTGCAGGAGCAGGAGGACCCGATGAGCGAGTTGGAGTTCAGGTCTCTGGAGGACATCGAGTGGCGAGTCGACGAGGGCGGCGAGGGCACGTTCCAGGGCCTCGCCTGCCGGTACGGGGTCGTCGACTCCTACGGCACAACGTTCCACCCGCGCGCGTTCCGCAAGGGGTTGAAGGGTCAGTACGCCCTCCTCTTCATGCACAGCCCGTTCAGCCCGGTCGGGACGTTCACCGCTGAGGAGCGGGACGATGGGCTGTACATCTCCGGCCGGTACGACGAGACGACGGCGGGCCAAGACGCTCGGACGATGGCTCGGTCCGGGTCGGCGTCCGAGCTGTCCGTGGGGTTCGTCCGCACGGATCTCCCGCCGTGGGAGAAGCTGAAGGAGATGTCCGACGAGGAGCGCGCGGACGTGCTGGAGAACATCCGGGGCGCCCGCCTAGTGGAGGTCTCGCAGATCACCGCGCGCATGGCCGCCGTGCCCGGGTCGAAGCTGAAGACCGTACGGTCCGCGCTCGGTGACCTCTATGAGCAGGTCGACGCTCCCACCCTTGACGACCACGCTCGCGTCGCCGAGGGCGAGACGACGGCCGATGAGCAGCGCATGGAGGAGCGTCTCCGGCGGGCCGCGCTGCTGCGCCTGGTGTCCTGAGCGACGGCCGACGACGTACGTCAACCACCGTCGTCGCCCTGCGGCATACAGACCCCGCAGACGCGACACCGCCGATTCGATCTACCCTCCCCCCATCCGGGCGCTTACACCGGACGTGAAAGCCGTGAGCATGCCGGGCGCGATCCACCGGCCGTGAAAGACGGACCGCAGACCCCCAGACCTCTGGGCGGCTGCGAGCCGTCCACGGACCGGAAAGGACCGCCATGGGCAACTTCGCCAAGGTGCGCCCCATCGGTCGCCGCCGCGACGGACGACCCATCTACCCCATCAAGGGCGGCGCCCCCACCCTCACCGAACAGCGCGACGAGATCGTCGCTCTCCTTCAGGACCCGAACTACGACGGCGACGTCGAAGAGTTGATCCAGCGAGCCGACGAGATCAAGGGAAAGATCGATCTCGCCGAGCAGCGCGCATCCCGACTGCGCACGCTCCAGGGCGCCGTACCGCCAGGCGACCCGCAGCCGACACCGGGCCAGCGGCAGACACCCGGCATGCAGCCCGACGAGCAGGGCAATCAGCACCCGCTCACCGTGGCCGAGAACTTCGTCCGCTCCAAGGCACTGGAGCAGTTCAGGGCGAACGGGAAGCGCGGACAGTTCGGCGTCGAACACCGCGCCGCACCGGCCGGCACCGTCACCACGGGCACGCAGCCGCAGCAGAACACCCGCATTCCGGGGATCATCCCGAACAATCCTGACTTCCCGCTGCTGGTGGCGAACCTGCTGGACCGGCAGACGTCGGACGGGACCACGCTGGAGTACATGCGGGACACGTCCGGCCCGCAGGCGACGTGGAACAAGGCGGCGGTTGTTGCCGAGGGTGCGGACAAGCCGAAGAGCGGCCCTTTCAGCTTCGACCTGATCACCACCACCCTCAAGACCGTTGCCCACTGGGTGCCGATCACGAGGCAGGCCGCGGACGACAACGGGCAGCTGGTCGGTTACATCAACGGCCGTCTCACCTACGGTCTGGACTACAAGCTCGACCGCGAGATCCTCACCGGCAACGGCACTACCGAGATGCAGGGCATCCTCACGACTGCTGGCATTGGCGCCTACCAGCCCGGCAGCGGTTCGACGGATGCGAAGCTCATCACGGTCCGCAAGGCGAAGACGCAGGGCGAACTGGCGATGTACCCGCCGGACGCCATCGTCATGAACCCGCTCGACTGGCAGGACATCGAGCTGGACACCGACGCGAACGGCCAGTTCCGCGTCATCACCACGGTCACGGACTCCGGCGCGCCCATGCGCATCTGGGGCCTGACCGTCGTCACCTCCGTCGCCATGACCGCGGGTACCGCGCTCCTCGGCGGCTACCGCACCGGCGCCACCCTGTGGGAGCGGCAGGGGATCACGATCCTCATGACCGACAGCCACGCGGACTACTTCACCGCGAACACGCTGGTCATCCTCGCCGAGCGGCGCGCGAACGTGGCGGTCCATACCCCGCAGGCGTTCGTCAAGATCACGTTTGCGGCGCTGCCGTAATGGCCGGGGTCCAGAAGCAAATCACCCTCGTCAAGGGCGGTACCCGCAAGGACGGCCAGGAGGTCAGCGACATGCGTGTCGTCGGCACCGCCCCGGCCCTCATGGACGGGACAACGAAGCCCACCGTCAACAACATCGCCGCCGCGCCCACGCAGGCGGACTTCAACGCGCTGCTCGCCGCTCTGCGGACGCGCGGCGTCATCGGAGGTAGCTGACATGGCAACGCGCAAGAGCGACGAACGGCCGGCCGCGACCGTTCGCACGCAGGAGTACGCCGCGGGCACCGGGTGGCAGGTGGGGCAGACCGCGCCGGAGGATGCATACCGGTCCCTCGACGGCCACGGCCACAACACCCCGGTCGGTCCGGTCGTACACGAGCACCCGGGCGGTCACGCGCGGCAGATCGTCACGAAAGGCGCGGTCGTCACCGACGGCGTACGGCGCGAGCTGGACGCGGCCGAGAGCGACGAGGGCTGACCGATGGCCTACTGCTCTGTGGCTCAGGCGCGCGACGCGGGGACGACCGGCACGGATGCCGAGGTCGCCGCGTGGATCGCCGCTGCCACGGAGCGCATCACCCGCTACACCCTTCAACTGTTCGAGCCAACTCCCCTGGTGGTGGTGGCGGACGTGGCGCCGGATGGACTGGTCATCCTCCCGCGCCGCATCCGCACGGTCACGTCGGTGACCCCCGTCGTCGTCAGCGACGACGCCCCGTCGTTGCCTTCGTCGGCATGGCGGGTCACGTCGTCTGACGTGCTCGGATCCATCGACGCCGTGCGTCTGCGGTGGGGTGGCTACGACGACCTGATCGCCGGAGCCGAGTCGTACAACGGTGGCTGGCGCGGGCTGTTCGACCGGTGGGGCATGGAGCAAGCCCGGGTCGAAGGGATCTTCGGGTACGCGGAGGTGCCGCTCCTCGTGACGCAGGCGTGCGCGCTCCTCGCCGCGCACATGCAGGCGCAGGCCGCCCCCTCGGACGCGGACGCCGTGCAGAATCCCGGGCTCGACGTGGACGACGAGGGCAACAACGTCCGCATCGAGGAGGAGACGACGACGCCCGTCGCCCCGTCGGCGTCCACCGGATCGACGCAGGTTGACGCCCTCCTCGTCGGCTTCCTGAACCGCGCATCGCTGATCGGCGGTGTCTGATGGCCGTCTCCGGCAGTTTCTCCATGGACGCCCGCCAGTTCGAGCGCGGGCTACGGCGGTGGGTCGGACGGCTCAGCACCGAGTCAAAGCGCGCCGCCGACCGCACCGGTACCCGCGTACAGAACGAGGCGCGCCGCCGGGCCCCGGTCGACACCGGTCGGCTCCGCTCCAGCATCGTCAGCCGGTCCGAGGACCGCGGCCGTACGTATGACGTGACCGTCGGCACGACCGTCACCTACGCCGAGGACGTCGAGAACGGCACGGCGCCGCACCGCATCTACCCGCGTACGAAGCGGGCGCTGTACTGGCCCGGCGCTGCGCACCCGGTGGCCTATGTCGACCACCCCGGCACTGCTCCGCATCCTTTCCTGGCCCCTGCTGTCGCCATGGCAGAGACGTTCCTCCGCGAGGAACTGGCGCGCGCCGGAAGGCGGGTTCGTTGATGGCCGCCACAACGTCCGGCGCCGTGAAGGCGTACTTGGAAGGGCTCGCGTTCGGTGTGCCGGTCTTCCGCGACGGGCCCCGCCCTGGGCAGGCCGAGCCGTACATCGTCGTCACCGAGGCCGTCTCGACGGGCCTCGACGGGCCTGGCAACGGCGACTTCGGTGCACCGGACGCTGAGATCAACATCATCGAGACCGTCACCGTGGATCTGATCCAGCGCGCCCGGATCAAGATCGGCGGCATCACACGGAACGCGGAGAGGTACGGGCTCGCCGAAGCGATTGCCCACGCCCTCCACGGATGCCGGCTCACTGCCCACACCGCCCCGGTGCACGCCGTGCGCGTCCAGGACATCGACCGATTCCCCATCAGCGACAACCGCACCCGGTCATCGATCACCGTCATCATCCGCCGCCAGCTCCTCGCCACCGAGGTGACACCCGCATGAGCACCGTCACGTACCTGTCCCTGCTCCGCGCCGCCGTCATCAGATCTCTCGGCCCCGCGTGGCCGGCGCCGGTCGGCTCCACCCAGCTCCGCATCGACCCCGCGGCCGAAGTCACGGACGGCGCTGTTGTCGTCTACGAGACCGAGGGCATGCCGGGCACCACCTGGTGGCTCGTCGATGGCGTGGTCCCGTCGCAGGATGCGGGGCTCGTCACCGAGCAGCTGGCGGCGCTGGTGCCTGGCTCTGTGCTGGAGACCATCCCGGATCCGTGGGCTGACGCTTCGCCGCCCACCGGCACGTACGGCCTCGACACCCCATAACCCGCCACCCGGGCCGAACTCCGGCACCAGGAAGGACAGACATCATGCCTATCTCGCGAGTGACCAAGCTGTACGCGGTGGAGGACTGCAAAATTTTTCCGCTGCTGTCCGATCCCGAGGGCGGTACCGCCTCGTACGGGGAGGGCATCGACGTCCCCGGCATCAAGAGCATGGAGATCTCTGGTGATGTGGAGGTCAAGGAACTGCGGGGCGACAACGGCCTGCTGGACTCCGACGCGTCGATCTCGAACGTCACGGTCAGCTACCCGCACGCGAAGCTCAGCCTCGATGTGCTGAAGGCGCTGCTCACCAGCACGGTCACGGACTCGGGCGTGAGCCCGGCGCAGAAGTCGAAGTGGTCGATGAAGCAGGGCGCTAAGCCCCTCCCGTACAAGATCATCGGGAAGACCCCGACGTCTGGTGGTGACCTCGTCGGCGGCGACGTCTACTTCACCCTCTTCAAGTGCGTCATGTCGTCCTTCCCCGGGCTCGGCCTGGCCGAAGAGGACTACCGCACGATCGAGAACGAAGCGCGCGCAGTGCCGCTGATCAGCACCGGTGAGTGGGTCGACGTCGAGATCCACGAAACCGCAGCCGCCATCCCGACCACCGCCACCCCGTGATCCCCGGGCGGGCGCCGTGCTGCACACACCGCCGCCCGCCCGGCCCATCCCTCTCCCGCAGGCCGAAACCCGGCACTCACCCACGGAGACCATCGTGACCACAGCAGCACCCCTTACCAGCCTCGGCCGAGAAATCACCTTCGCCGACGGCACCACCGCCCGACTCCGCTACAGCCTCGGCAGCATTGCCCTGCTGGAGCAGCGCCACGGTGGCATCGACGGCGTCCTGAGCGTCTTCGAGAAGATCGACGGCCAGTCCGGCATGACCGGCGTCATCATCGGCCCGATGCTCGAACTCGTCGGCGCCGGCCTCACCGGGTCGGGCGGGTTCGTACCGCACATCACCGAGCGCGTGACGACCGTCCGCGAGGAAACCCCCGACGGCCGGAAGACGTCCCGCGACGTACGGGAGATCACGGCCGTGCGCTACGTCCGGCAGAAGGACCGCGCCGAGCTGGGCGATCTGCTGGACTTCCGCGACTTCGAGGGCCTGGTGGACGCGATGACGGCCGCGTTCGCGGAGGCGTTCCCCCAGGGGGAAGCGGAAGCCCCGGCGGGGGCGCCCGTGACCGAGGTGACCATCCCCGACACCTTCCGTGGGACGAACTCTTCTACCTCGGAACCGTCCCCCTTGGACGCTCCGACGCCGCTTTCTGGGAGCTGACTCTCGCGCAGCTCCTCTCTCTGGCTGACCAGCACCGCCACGCCTCCGGCAACAGCGGACCGGCAGCCCCCGAGCCCTCAGGCGGAGAGTCCCTACTCGGATTCGCCGCGATGCGCCGTACCTGAACGGAGGTGACCCCATGGCAGGAGACGACCCGGACCTCACTGGCCGCCTCAGGCTCGACCTGTCCGGCCTCATCTCCGGACTGCGCCGCGCCCGCGCCGTTACACGCCGGGAAACGAGCCGGATGGTTCGGGATGCAAACGGCCGCCTCCGTGATATTGATACCGGCCGCTTCGTCTCCGACGTACAGCGCACCTCGCTCTCCCTGGCCGGACTGCTGACCGGCCTCAGAACGGGGCTCGGCCGCGTCGCCGGAATGATCGGCAGCCTCGGCCGGCTGGCCGCCCCGTTCGCCGCGGCGGGCGCGGCAGCCGGATCCCTGCTGCCCCTGCTGGCGAGCGTCGGGACTGCGCTTGCCCAGATCGCACCAGCGGCGGCACTGGCCGTGTCCGGGGTCCTCGCCATCGGCCTGGCCGTCGGAACGCTGAAGCTGGCCATGTCCGGGGTCGGCGACGCCGTCACCGCGGCGCTGGATCCCAGCGACCCGGAGGCGTACGCCAAGGCGCTGGAAGGGCTGGCCCCGGCGGCGCGGTCGTTCGTTGGTGTCATCCGGGAGATGCAGCCCGCGTTCGAGTCGCTGCAACGGGCCGTGCAGCAGCGGGTGTTTGCCGGGCTGGACAAGCAGCTCACAGCCACGGGCAAGGTCGCCCTACCCGTGCTGCGGCAGTCGCTGCTCGACACCGCGGGGTCTCTCAACGCCATGGGTCGGGGCGTGCTCACCGCCGCCCGTGGCCTCGCCAAGGACGGGACGCTCGGTACTGCGCTGAAGGGCGCCACCAGCGGACTGAAGGAGTTCGAGCGCGCGCCTGGCCAGATCGTCACAGCGCTGGGTCAGATCGGCGCCGCCGCCGCGCCCGCTTTCGCCCGGGTCTCCAAGGCCGGCGGGTCCGCGTTGGACCGGCTGGCCGCGAAGATCACGGCCGCGTTCGAGTCGGGCGGCATGGAGCGGGCCATTGAGCAGGCCATCAACTTGTTCGCTCAGCTCGGCAGGGTCGCGGGCAATATCGGCGGGATCATCGGCAACGTTTTCGGTGGGCTGACCGCGAGCGGCCAGGGGCTGTTCGGGACGCTGGAGCAGATCACTGGGGCCCTGAAGGACGCGACCGCCACCCCAGGGTTCCAGCGCGCTCTTCAGGCGCTCTCACAGACGATGGGCGTTGTCGCGCAGACCGTCGCGCCTTTGCTGGGGCAGGCCCTGGGTGTCCTCGGCCCGGTCATCGAGGCGCTTGCCGGGCCCGCGCAGCAGCTGGTGCGGACGCTCGGCGACGGGCTCAGCCGCGTGATGACCGCGCTCGGCCCCGTGCTGGTTGCCGTAGCGGGCGCGGTGGGTGACCTGGTGGTCGCGCTGCTGCCCGTCATCGATCTCGCCGCTGATCTGGCCGTTGCGCTTCTGCCCGCGCTTGTGCCGCTTTTCCAGAATCTTGGGCTGATAATTCAACAGCTTGCCCCGTTTATTCAGCAGCTCGCTGAAAATATAGCCGCTCAACTGGTTCCAATTCTCGGCGCAATTGGTCCAATTCTTTCGCTGATTCTTCCTCAATTCGTGGAGCTAGCGGAGCGACTTTTCCCGCTGCTTACCGAAACGCTTTTGCAGCTTCAACCTTCCCTTCTGAAACTTTCTACCGCGCTCGCCGGTTTGCTCATTTCACTAGCGCCCATCATTGCGAAGTTCCTTGAATTCCAAGTCGCACTATTGGACAAGCTACTTCCGGCAGTTCAGCCCATCATCGATATCATCCTGAAGTTGGCCAACTGGGCGCTTACGACCCTCGCTGACATCATCAACCGGTACATCATTCCCACCATCAATACCCTGGTGGCGCTGTTCAACGGTGACTTCCGTGGTGCGATCCGGGGAGCCGTGACGGTCGTATCGAACATGACCACGGACGCGAAGGCGCGTTTCGAGGACATGCGGCGCAAGTCCGTTCAAGTAGTCACCTCGATGGTCACGGAGATCCCGGCGGCTGGCCGCAGAATGGCGGTGGGGTTCGCAACAGCGCTCATCAGCATGGTGACGGATGCCACGAAACAAATCCAAGGTCTTCCGGGCCGGATCCGCTCGGCTTTCCCTGCGGCTGAGGGAATCTTGAGACTAGCCGGTCAGGGGATTATCCGTGGGCTGATCGCTGGCATTGAGTCGATGATCCCCAGTCTGAGCGGTGTCTTCGCCGGTATCACCAGCCGTATCCCGGATTGGAAGGGCCCGAAGAAGAAAGACGCCGCGCTGCTGACTCCGGCCGGTAAGTCGATCATTAAGGGTCTGATCGCCGGTATCGACGCGAGCACAGCGTCTCTCAAGTCGAAGCTGAACAGTGTCACCACCGTGATCGAGCGTGCGATCAGCATCAACTCCGGGAACCGCAAGAAGATCTCTGGGCTCGGCTCGCTGCTGGCTCGGGTGGCGAAGGACAACACGAGGCTGCTGTCTCTGGCGAAGTCGCGGGACGCGGTGGCCGCCAAGCTGAAGACGGCGCAGAAGGCCCTCGATGATGCGGTGAAGGCGCGCAGCAAGGCGGCGGCTGACTTCACCAGCGGCATCCTCGGCGAGGCCAACATCACCACCGGGTTCAGCCTCGTCAACTCGGTCACAGCGATCACGGTCGGGCTCCAGCAGGCCGTCAAGAAGACGCAGGCGTTCGCCGCCAACCTCGCGAAGCTGAAGGCCGCCGGCCTACGTGGCGACCTGCTGGGGCAGATCGCCGACGCGGGCGTGGACGGCGGTGCGGCGACGGCCGAAGCGCTGGCAAGGGCGACCCCGGCCGAGCTGAAGAGGATCAACGATCTCCAAGCGCAGCTGGCGAAGGCCGCCGGGACCGCCGGGAACACTGCGGCGGGCGCCCTGTACGACGCTGGCGTGAAGGCGGCGCAGGGGCTCGTTGACGGGCTGAAAAAGCAGCAGGGCGCCATTGAGAGCCAGATGAAGAGGATCGCCGACGCCATGGTGAAGGCCATGAAGAAGGCGCTCAAGATGCGGTCGCCTTCGCGCCGCGCCCGTGAGATCGGCGTGCAGTTCATGGAGGGCATGCCGAGGGGCTTCGAGGCGATGCGCTCCACGGTGGCCCGCTCTGCGGCCTCGGTCGCCAACGCCGCAGCGACGGCGGCGTCCGGGGTGGCCGCCGTCGTACCGAGCATCCCGGCGCCGGGGCAGCTCACCGCCGCGTACGCGGCTCCAGCCGGCGGCGGGGACACGACGAACAACTTCTACCTCTCCGGCGGCGAGGCCAGCCCGGACGGCATCCTCCGCGCCCTGTCGTGGCGCGGCCTCGTAGGGAGGCGCTGACCATGCCGCAACAGGCCATAGGACGGATCCAGTGGGGTGACCTGCTCTTCGGCCCGGGATCGCAGTACGTCGTCACCGCCGTGGATGGCCTCGACGACATGCCGGATATCCGCGCGCAGGACATCGAACGGCCCGGCCAGCACGGCGACTACACCGGCCCCGACTACACCGGGCCGAGAGTCGTACAACTCGGACTCGGACTACGCGGGCAGACGCCCGACGACCTGCGCGCGCTCGCCCTGGCGCTCCGGGACGCGACGCAGCCGCAGCGCCAGCCCGCGCCGCTCCAGTTCCTCGACCAAGACGTCCTCGTGTTCGGCAAGGTCCGCCGCCGCTCGATCCCGTACGACGCCGAGTACCTGTGGCGCCTCGGCTCGGCCGCGCTGGAGATCTACTGTGCGGACCCGTACCTCTACGGGCTGGAGGAGCGGTCGGCGAGCACCACGGCGTACTCGCCGGCGGCCGGCCGTAAGTACCCGCTGCCGTACGCAGGGCTCGGACCCGCCGTCCGCAACCTCGTGCTGAACCCCAGCTTCGAGGAAACTTTCACCACCGAGACGGCCGGTTTCGGCAGCAACAACACGCGGTCGCGTGTCAACACCGAGTCGTACGTGGGGCAGTGGAGCGTGCAGCACGCCATCTCTGTGGCCTCGGCGCAGGGCGGCACGTCGTGGAACATCGAGCCCGTCTCGGCGGGGAACACGGTCCAGTTCGGGGTGTGGGTGAAGATCCCGGCAACGGGTATCGCGGCGCTCGAACTGTGGTGGCGCAACCAGACCACGAACCTGTTCACGCTGCCTGTCCTCGCGTCCGCCGCCCCGGGATCGTGGGCGCGGGTCTCCGGCTCGTACACCGTCGCCGCCGGGCAGACGTGCGACCGGGTCGCCGCGGTCGCCACAGCGTCAGCAGCGGGGGCCGCCACATGGTGGGCAGACGCCGCCATGGCCGAGGCCGGCCCCGTTCTGCACCCGTACATTGACGGTTCGCAGGGGGGCAGCTTCTGGGAGGGGACGCCGAACGCCTCCGTGTCGCAGCGCCCTGCGGGCATCGGTCGCGTCTATGGCAGCTCGGGCACGTCCGGTCGCCTCACCGCGGTGAACGGCGGCGCGAGTCCGGCTTACCCCGTGCTGCGGGTCGATGGCCCGGTGGCCAACCCCAGCATCGAGCAGGTCACCACCGGATCGTCGCTCGTCCTCGACGCGACAATCCAGCCTGGCGAGTTCCTCACCATCGACACCCGCACCCGGGCCGTACTCCTCATGGGGTCGTCGCCCCGCCGGACGTGGGTGCGGGGCGGCTCGACGTGGCCGCTCCTCATGCCCGGCGCCAACGAACTCGCCTACCGGGGCTCAGCGCTTCCGGGCTCGCCCGGCCAACCGTCCCTGCTCAGCGTCACATGGCGCGACACGAGCCTTTAAAGGAAGGAGACGCTCCGATGGCTGCGATCAACCCCCCGGCATGGATGCAAGCAGGGTCATACCCGGCCCGTACGGACCGGCTCGTCATCAGCGCGCTGCTCGGATACCCGGGATTCCTCGTGGACGAGGCGACCCCCACACGGATCCGGCAGGGCGTGAAGCCCAGCTACCAGAACCAGCAGCTGAAGGTGCGCCCGGCACCGACACCCAACATGACCGTCATCGTGTCCGCCGGATTCGCGTTCATCGACCAGCACGACGCGGGAGGCCAGGGCACCTACGTCTGCGCCAACGACGGCGACGTCAACCTCACAGTCGACCCGGCGGGCGGGGCGGGGCAGTTCCGGCGGGACTGCGTGGTCGCGAGCGTCTACGACGCAGAGACCGCCGGGTCCGTCAGCGAATGGCGGCTTGAGGTCATCAAGGGCACGTACGCCTCGACCGCGGGCGGTGCGACACGGCCATCTCTCCCTCCGAACGCGCAGATCCTGGCCGACGTGACGTTGGCACCGAACCAAACCAGCATCGCCACAGCCAACGTGCTGGACGTCCGGCAGTTCTCCGTGGCGCTCGGAGGGATCCAGCCCATCACCGCGTCAACGGACATGAACCGCCCGCACCCGGGCCAGGTCCGCTACAGGTGGGACACCGACACGTTCGTGTACGGCCGCGCCGACGGGTCAACCGTCAACCTGCTCCAGTCGGGCGGCGCGTCCCTGATCGGTCAGGAGCAGTACGCCCGCAAGACGGTGGACACCACCCTCAACACGACGACCAGCACAAACGATCCGCACCTCACACTGCCCGTCGCGGCGAACGCGGAGTACACCCTCGACGGCCTGCTGTTCGTCCTCGGCGGCGACTTCGCTGCGGACATCAAGATCAGCTATGCATACCCGTCCGGCGCGCAGCTCCACTTCACCGGGCCCGGCCCCCACCCCGCACTGACGTCCGGCGGAAGCGGCGACGGCGAATTCGTGGCGCGCCAGTCCCCAGACGGCATCGCAACAACGATCGGATACGCCTCGTCGACCAGCCGCCTCGGTATCCCCCTGTCCGGGGTCCTGATCACCGGCGGAACCGCCGGGACCTTCACCCTTCAATGGGGAGTCGTCAACAGCGGGAACGCGGCGATCACGGTGCGGGTCCCGTCATACATCGCCCTGAAGCGGAGGGCGTGACACATGGCCAACGCCCCTCTTCTGGCGGCCGATCTCGCCGCGGCCGGCGCCGAGTTTCCCGAGCACACGTACACCTACCTCTTCTGCGACCTCATGACCGATGTGGTCCTGGCCGAGCTCCCGCTCAGCGACGTCACGTACAGCACCGAGCTGAACGGCATCGGCACGCTCCGGGCCTCGATCCCGTACACCGACGAAACGGCCCCGCTGGACCCGGAGGCCGCGTCCACCCCGGGCCGCACCGCCCTGTACGTGGACCGTGACGGCGTCATCGTGTGGGGCGGCATCATTTGGACCCGCCAGCCCAACAGCGGCAGCAGCAGCAAAGAGATCCAGGCCGCCGAGTTTCTCTCGTACTACCAGCGCAGGTACGTGAAGACCACGCTGTCCACGGACACCAGCCTCATCATCAACACCGGCTATGTCCCCGACGGGCAGCGCCTGTACCCGGATCAGAAGTACGTCATGTGGTCGCTGCTCAACTACGCGCACACGCAGACCGGCGGACAACCGGGCATCAGTACGGCCCTGCTCACCGCTCCAGCGCACGGCATCACCCGGAACGTCACCTACTTCGGGTACGAGCGTCCGGAGATCTACAAGGCGATCTCAGACCTTGCGGCGGCCGACGACGGGTTCGACTTCGCCATCGAATGCGGCTGGAACCCGGCGGCGAACAACGTGGCGCCGACCCGCTACCGGCGCGCACGGACCTGGTACCCGCGGCGCGGGCGGACGGCGTCCGAATCCGGGCTCGTCTTCGCGAAGGGCGGGCAAGGCGCGTCGATCCTGTCGTACGACTGGCCGGAGGACGGCACCGCAATGGCTACCGAGATCAGCGGCCTCGGTGACGGCACCGGCGAAGCCAAGGTCACGTCGATCGCACAGGACACAGCGCGGCTCGCCTCCGGCTGGCCCCTGCTGGAACAGGTCACCACCTACGACGGGGTCATCGACCAGGTGCAGCTCACCGGGCTCACCGCGGCAGAACTGGCCGCACGGGGGCAGGCCCAGACGCAGCCGGTGTTCGAGGTCAGCGCGGACACCGACCCTCAGTTCGGCAGCTACGCCGTAGGGGACGAGGCGCTGTTCGTCATCGACCCCGAGCCGACCGCACCAACCGGCCGGTCCGGGGTACTGCGGATCGTGGGCATCGAGAACACCTCGTCGTCTGGGCCCGAGCGTGTCCGCCTGACCTGCGTGGCGGTCTGACATGCCCCAATACGCCACCAACCCTGACTTCCTCCAGCGGCTCGCCACGCTGGAGGAGAGCGTGGAGCAGCTGCGCCGCCGTGGGCGCGAGCGTGACGAACTGCCGTTCTTCGGAACGAACCTTCAGGTCATGCCGTACCAGTCGTACACGTCCATGACCACGGTGTGCGAGACGGTTCTCTCGCCTCGGACGGCCTCGCTGTCCCTCGGCCTGGTGACGATCGGCGATGTCGTGACCTCCGTGAACTCGGGCGGCGACTGGCAGGTCGTGGCGAACGCGGACATCGTCATGACCGGTGTCATCTCGGCCACCTTCAGCTACGAGTTCGCCGCAGCGGTCATTGACCTCACCCCGTACCGGGCGCTCACCGAACTGAAGATCCTCATCCAGGCGCGCAGGACGGCCGGCGCCACGACCGGCGGAAAGTTCGGCACCGGCGGTGCCATCGCGATCGCTCCCCGCTACGCACGACTTATCTGAAAGGAACGGCTATGGCTACACCCCTGTCATCTGCGGCGTTCATCGCGGCCCTGCGCGCTGAGGGCCTGCGCGTCATCGAGACGCCGGGCTGGGCCACCCACAACCGCAACCACATGGGTCTCTGGGGCCCGCTACACGGTGTGATGATCCACCACACGGTGACCTCCGGCACGGCCGCCACGGTCCGGCTCTGCCGGGACGGGCACAGCGCCCTGCCCGGCCCCCTCTGCCACGGCGTTATCGCCAAGGACGGCACGGTCCATCTCGTCGGCTACGGCCGTGCGAACCACGCGGGCCTGGGCGACGGCGACGTCCTCCAGGCCGTCATCGCCGAGGCCGCGCTGCCCGCCGACAACGAGGCCAACACCGATGGCAACCGCTACTTCTACGGCTTCGAGTGCGAGAACCTCGGCGACGGCAAAGACCCGTGGCCCGCCGCGCAGCTGGAGGCGATAGAGAAGGTCGCAGCGGCGGTCTGCCGCGCGCACGGCTGGGGCGCGGCCTCGGTGATCGGACACCTGGAATGGCAGCCGGGCAAGGTCGACCCGCGCGGCTTCACGATGGCCAGCATGCGCGAGCGGATCGCCGACCGACTCGACGCGGGGAAGCCCAAGCCCCCGGCCAAGCCCACGCCGCCCCCCGCGAAGCTCGAACCGTTCCCCGGCGCCGCCTTCTTCGCGGTCGGCCGGCGCAGCGCCGTCATCACCGCGATGGGCAAGCGGCTGGTGGCCGAGGGCTGCGGCCGGTACGCCGTCGGGCCTGGCCCGGTGTGGTCGGACGCCGACCGCAAGTCCTACGCCGCCTGGCAGCGCAAGCTCGGCTACTCGGGGAGCGACGCCGACGGCACCCCCGGGCGCACCTCCTGGGACCGCCTCAAGGTCCCCAACGTCTGACCCGACTTGGAGGACCATCACGGTCTTCCATGCATCTGACCTGCACCAATGAAGGGATTCATCATGAGGATTTCCAGCTTCGCGAAGGCCGTCGCCGCTGGCGTCGCCGCCGGTTCCGCAGCCCTCGCCACCGCCGTCCAGGACGGCTCGTTCACCACCGGGGAGGGCGTCACCGTCGCCCTGGCCATCCTCGGGGCCCTGGGTATCACGTACGCGGTGCCCAACAAGCGGCCGGCCTGATGGGCACAGCGCCCGACCCGGGCGTGTACATCAGCCCGGCGCAGACCTATCAGGAGGTGAGGGACCTGGCCCGCACGGTCGACCGGATCGAGTCCAAGCTCGACGGCATCCTCGACGAGAACAAGGACATCCGATCCGACGTCGCCGACCACGAGACCAGGCTCCGTGTCCTGGAACGCGGACGCTGGCCGCTGCCCACCCTTGGCGTGCTCGCCGGAGTAGCGGGCACCGCCACCGGCCTGATCGCGCTCTACCGCTGACCTGCACGCACCGCGCCCCTGCTCTCCCACGGGAGGGCAGGGGCGCTTTCGTATACCCGCGGAGCCGACCGCAGGCGAGTACGGTTCTGGTGTCGAAGTCAGAACAGGAGCCAGTATGCACGCTCTGCCGCATGACCACACCGGCGCGCGAATCAAACGGCTGCGCCTCGAACGGCATCTCACTCAACGGGCCCTATCCGACCTGTCTGCGGTGCCATACAGCACCTTCACCAAGACCGAACAAGGCGTCCTGCCCGCCACCCCTCACGTCATCGCCAGCCTGGCGCGCGCGATGCGTGTCGAAGTCGCCAGCATCACCGGCCAGCCCTACTCCACGGAGCTGCGGGCCGATGAACTGGACGTGCTGATCCGGCCGATCCGTGAAGCGCTGGACGTCTACGACTTGGGCGCCGACCCCGACATCACGCCACGCGCTCACCAACTGCTCAGCGACGACGCGGAGGGGCTACTCGTCTCCGTTCGTGCGGGGGAGATCAAGCAGGCCGCGAGCCAGGTGGCCGGCCTCATCCAGGAAGCGACCACCGCGGCGCACTCCGCTGGGACCACGGAGGGCTGGCTGCTGCTGGCCAGTACCTACCGGACCGCATACGACGTCGCCTCGAAGCTGGGCTTCGGAGATCTTGCGACGATGGCTCTGTCCCGCATGGACTGGGCGGCACAGCGCGGATCCGACGCGGTGATCGGCGGCATGTACCGATACATGCGTGCCCTGACCTATCTCCGCGATGGCCAGTACCGCACAGGAGAACGCCTGGTGAAGCTCGGCCTGGCCACGCTGGACCAGGCGGACCCAGGGCGAGAGCGCGACGTCGTGACCGGCCAACTCCACCTTGGCGCGGCCGTCATGGCCGGTCGCGCGAAGGACCAGGACCGCGCCGAGGGCCACTTGGACGAGGCCAAAACGATCGCAGACCGAACCGGCGAGGCTGTCCCCGTGCACTGGCTGGCCTTCGGCCCGACAAACGTAGCGGTGCACCGCGTGTCTGTCCTCGCCGAACTGGACGAGTACGGGGCCGCAGCAGAAGCCGGTCAGAACGTGGTTTTCCCCGAGAACTGGCCAGCGTCCCGGAGGAGTCACCACCACGCCGAAATGGCCCGCGCACAGATGTGGACCGGAGACATCGACCGAGCTTTCAAGAATCTGTTGTCCGCCCGGAAAGCCGCACCTCAGCAGGCTCGGCATCACCCGACTGTCCGCGAAACCTACGCGGGACTAGAAGCGGCCAAGCGCCAACTGCCAGACAGCTTCCTGTCCTACGGCTCTTGGCTGTCCGTCTGACGCTCCGTGAAGCTTTGGCCCTGACTATCACCAAGTCGTGATAGTCAGGGCCTTTCCACAGCTCCAACATGGCTCCACTCGTCCACGAGCACATGGAGCCGACCATGTCCACACCCTCACCGATGGCCACACACGGCGCAATCGCCCGGTGGCTGACGTCCTCCAGCCGCGCCCCCGCCGTCGCCCACGAGGCGTGGCAGAACGACCGCCCGGCCATGCTCCGCACCGGCCGCCCCTACGACGCCGTCCGTATGCCGCGCTCGCTGGTCCACGCGGCGGCCGAGAGCAGCGCCCCGGATGTCGTGGCCGCCATGCTGGCCGAGGTCCTCGACGGGCCGGTGATCTGCCACCCGGGCGCCTGGTACTACGCGCTCGTTCCCCCAGAGACCTGCCGATCGTGGCGGGCCGCAGAGGCTGTGGTCCGCGGCCCGGGTGCCTGGCTCGGCATTCCCCGGCCCGACCGTACGGAGCCGACACCGGTCACCCCGTACTGGGCCGTGCCGGTGGAGCAGGTCGGGAAGCTGTGCACCGCCGAGGCCGTGGCCGAGCTGCTCCGGGTCGGCCGGGCCCGGCTCGAAGGCGCTTCCTTGTGATCGCCGACGAGACGCCCCGTACCCACATCCCCTCGCTCTGCTGGATCGAGCGGCCGGACGACGTACTGCACTGCACCGAACACGAGCAGCACGACGGCGACCACTACCACGCCTACACCCGCCTCTTCTGGCCACGCCAGGCGGGTGAGACACAGTGACGGTCACCAGGACCCGCGCGTACACCACGCCCGCCTGCACGATCGACGAGCACGGCGAATGCCCCGGCCCCGGAGAGACGCGGCTGCCCTGGCAGACCACCACCCAGCCGGCCATCGAAACTCGTCACTGCGCCTGCCCCTGCCACCGGAAGGACGGAAAGGGTGGCGATGACGAATAAGTCGATCCTCCTCCGGTCCGTCCGGTGGCTGCTGAGTCCGGATCCCGAGCGCGGCGCGACGCATCGGATCGTCTACGACGCGCAGTGCGAGACGTGCGAGGAATCGGCGGACACGTCGATCGGATCCCGGGTGGCGCCGGAGGTTTGGGCGCTGACGCATACCGGTCGCCACCCCGATCACAGGACTTTCATAGCTACGCAGCGAACCGTGTGGCGTGCCGCCCCTGCGACAGGGCGGGGCGGCCGGGACCTCGGCGACGTCGAAACCCTGATCGAGCGCACGCGGGACGGTGCGGGACCGAAATCCGTGCGCCATCAGCGTGCCGACTGGAACCGCCGGGTGCGGGACTGGGCGAACCTGCATGGATTCTTCGTCAGCGCCGGCGGGAGTATCCCGCACTCAATCGTGGCCCACTACCTATCCGTCCACCGCGACGACCCTCCGCCGGAGGCGACGTGACGCAGCACACCAAGGACGCGTACACGACGATCGCAAGGTGCTGCGCGGGCGTGTGGCTGCTGATCGTGTCGCTCGTCGCAATGGTCCTGGCAACCGCCGCATGGCTGGTCCGGGACTGACACACAGAACTCCGCATTCCCCGCCCCCGTGGGAGTGCGGACAGGGGCAGGGCCGGCGCATGTCACGGCCGTCGGTCCTGCCCCGATAAAACTCCCCGCGCACAGCACGCGACGTGTGGGCGAGGGGGCGCCGGCCCCAGGCGCTTCCCAAGAACCGGACTGCAAAAGGCAGTCCAAGAGGTACCGGAGGATGAACGAATTGGTCGACTTCAAACGCAAGGTCGGCACCGCTGGCGCCTCGGATGGGGTCTCCGTCCGGAAGGACAAGTCGGCCAAGGCCGCGACGCCGGATCCGAGCGGAAACCGCGCGGAGCGGCGGGCAGCCGACAAGGAGGCCAAAAAGAAGAAGTAGGGGACCCGCTGACCCCCGCCCCGGCCGGCCGTATCCCAGCAAGGAGACCGGCCGGAGCGGCTGCACCACCCATCCACCAGAACAGGAGGCACCCCATGAGTATCACCACCGAGGCACCCGTCACACGGGACGCCCGCGACCTGCTCACCGCCGAGGAGCTGACGGCCGTCAGCGCCACCGTCCAGCTCAACAACCCCGGCATGGCTCTGAGCGTCGCAGAGTCGATCGTCCTGGAGGCCCTGAAGTTCGAGGCCGCCTGCGCCGCGCACCCCACAGCCCGCCTCAAGCCGTCCCGCGTAGTCGACGAGGGCTGGCACGCGCTGATCCTCCACACCCGCGTCAAGGCGAAGCTGGCCGAGCGACTCGGCCTGTTCGTCCACCACGTCCCCGAGGCCCCCGACACCGGCCGCCACGACCCGGACGCCCTGGCCCGCACCCAGGCCGCGATCTCGGCGGCCGGCTACACCCCCGTACCCGCCATGTGGACCGGCCCGAGCGACACCAGCATCCCCGTCGCCGCCAGCTGCGAGCACTCCCCGCCGCCGCCCGAGGGATCGTGCACCGGCGACTGCTCCAACACCGGCCCGAACTGA